GGTACTGACTACTCCAACGAGGGCGGTTGGTATGCTTGCGACAAAGTGCGCTTTCGTTCTGGCTTTCCTGAAAAAATTGGTGGTTGGGTACGTTTATCTAATAATACGTTTGTTGGTGTGTGCCGTGCTTTGTGGAACTGGGCTACTTTGGCTGGCTCAAACTTATTGGGCGTTGGCACCAGTAAAAAATACTATATTGAGAACGGCGGTAACTACAACGACGTAACACCCTTACGTTTAAATAGCGCTGGTAATACCACCACAACGCTAACCTCTAACCCTTTTTCTACTACTGATGGTTCTAATCTAGTTACCGTAACAGATTCTGTTAGCGGCATCGTACCGAATGTTGGCGATTTTGTTATTTTAACAAGCACTACTACGGTTGGCGGCTTAACTATTCAAGGTGAATATACTATAACGGCAGTTATAACGTCTCAGTCTTTCCGGATTACTGCCTCTGCAACCGCATCTTCTACTGGTACTGGGGGTGGGACAGTAACAATCCAATACCTATATCCAATAGGTAACGACGTATTTACCGTTAATAATGGATGGGGCGCTGGTCCGTGGTCTCCTACTGTGCCTGTAACCCTTGGCGCAAACCCATTCTCAATGTCGGCTGGTAGCAACGTTGTTACAGTAACTCAGAATGCGCATGGGTATTTAACTAGCGCTGGTTCTTTTGTTGTAGGGCAGCAATACAAAATTGTTTCTACTGGTAGCGGGTCTACTAACTTTACTCTGATTGGCGCTGCTTCTAATGCCATTGGAACCATTTTTACGGCAACGGGTGTGGGTACTGGATCAGGTACGGCTTCAAATGTTTGGGTGGCATTTTTAGGTGCTACGGCAGTAAATAGTACAGCCGTTACTTTTGGCTTCTCAGGAACCGTTGCTTTCCCAACCACTACTAATGGTATTGGTTTTTATGGGCACCCACTTGATACCATTGCAGCTAGTTTTTTTAATTCTACGTTTGAACTTACTTATGTTGACGCCAATACATACACCATTACCATTCAAAAAACGGCAACTTACGGCATGCTTGGTGGCGGTAGTAATGTGGTTGCTTATCCTCAGTATGGCATTCGTCCTTGGGGATCTGCGGCAGATGTAGGTATTGGTCAGCAGTTGCGCTTATGGTCTAACGATAACTTTGGTGAAGACTTAATTATTGCCCCTCGTGGCGGTGCTATTTTCTACTGGGATGCTACCGCTGGTATAACTGTACGAGCACAAGACTTAGCAACAGTTTCTACTGCACAAGGTTTCCAAGGGCAGTTTGTGCCAAATCAAACCAATCAAATTATTGGCTCTGCTATTCAGCGCTTTGTTATTGCGTTTGGTGCCAACCCATATGATCCTCTTGATGCCGAAACAACTTTTGACCCGTTACTAGTACGCTGGTCAGACCAAGAGAACCCATATCAGTGGGTGCCTGCCGCTACAAACCAGTCTGGTGAATATCGCTTAAACATTGGCTCGACCATTATTATGGCTCGCTCAACCCGTCAGGAGATCTTGGTTTGGTCTGATGCGGCTATCTATTCTATGCAGTACCTAGGACCACCCTACATCTGGGGCTTTCAGTTGCTGCAAGACAACATCACAATTATGTCGCCTAACTCAGCAATAACCATTAACAACATCACTTACTGGATGGGTACGGATAAGTTTTTCATGTATTCTGGTCGTGTAGAAACCCTACCATGTGCTATCTGGCAGTTTATTTTTGATGACATTAATAAAGACCAAGCTTTCCAAGTATTTGCTGCTTCTAACGAGGCATACAGCGAAGTGTGGTGGTTCTATTGCTCACAAGACAGTGATGTCATAGACAGCTACGTTATCTATAACTACCTTGAGCGGGTATGGGCTTACGGAACAATGAACCGCACTGCTTGGCTAGACTCTGGTTTACGCCAATACCCAATGGCAGCCGACGGCGTTAACAACCGCATTCTTTACCATGAAGCCAACGTTGATGACGTATCAGGGTTAACCCCAGTACCGATTGAAGCCTATATTCAGTCTTCTGACTTTGATATTGGCGATGGGCATAACTTCGGGTTTGTATGGCGCATATTGCCTGACTTGACCTTTAACGGCTCTAACGTAAACCAACCCCACGTCACAATGACTGTGCGTCCACGTAGAAATTCTGGTGCGCCTTATGGCACTGCTGATAACCCACAAGTTGCTAGCGCTCAGAACTACGCTAATCGAGGTACCTATGACGTACAGGAGTTTGATGGGCAGGTCTATACCCGCCTACGGGCTCGCCAGATGAGTTTTAGGATTGAGTCAAATACCTTGGGTGTAGCATGGCAGCTAGGTAGCCCCCGTATTGATATTAGGAATGATGGTCGCAGATGACACTTACTAGAGCCGCACCCCTTCGCCCGCCAAAAGCACCTAATCTGCTGGTTGCGCCAGTAGACTACCGTCAGCAATACGTTGACCAGCTTAATAACGCTCTGCGTTTGTACTTCAACCAGATTGATAACGGCATGGCATCTTTGTTATCTCCGTCTGGAGGTGGGCTTTTGCAGTTTCCTTTTATTGAAGCTTCGTATACTAATTTTCAGTATGCAACTGCAACAAACACAGCCACGATTGTTCTTTGGGACACAACTACTTTTGGCAACTACTTTACTCTAAACCCTAGTTATACGGCAACCGCCGAAGTAGCGGGCATCTATAAAATAACTTACAGCCTACAGTTTGCTAATAATGACAATGCAGCTCATGACGCTATAGTTTGGTTACGGATTAACGGCTCTACATCTGCCGCTGATTTAGCAAATTCAACCACTATTTTTACTGTAGGAGCCCGTAAAAGTGTGGGAGTTCCTACATATGTAGTAGGATATTCAGAGGTAGTGTTTGCATTAAATGCGGGCGATGAAGTAGGTCTTTGGTGGGGCACTACTCAAGCTGCGTCATCTGGCGGTGCAACAGGAATTTATATGTACTCTCAAGCTGCTCAAACAACCCCAATGGCATACCCTGCAACTCCGTCTGCGCTTGGCTCAATAACGTTTGTTTCGGCGCTATATTAATGATAAACTTGACACCAAATAACCCCAAGGTACGCCTATGAGCTTACACAATCTAGCGCATCACGTTCGAGATAAAGGGCGTGGCAAAGACACAATGCTTGTCCACATGACTCCAAAAGAAGTTCATGGATTGCAGGCGCTTGCTAAAGCTAAAGGTGGCACATTAACAGTTAACCCAGAAACAGGTTTACCAGAAGCAGGCTTTTTAGACGATGTTCTCCCAATGGTGGCTATGGCTGCCGCTACGTACTTTACTGCTGGCGCCGCCGCTCCTGCTTTGGCTGGTGCTTTAGGTAGTGCTGGTATGGCTGCGGGTACTGCAAGTACGCTTGGTGGTGTTTTGGCTGGTGGTTTGGCTGGTGCTGGTTTTGGTGCTCTTGGAGCAGGACTCAGAGGCGGAGACGTTGGCAAAGGCGCTTTAATGGGCGGTTTAGGCGGTGCTATCTCTGGCGGTATGGGTGCATATGACAACGTGTATCAGGCAGTTGATGCTGGTTCGCAATTAGCCAGTGTGCCGTTACCAGAAGGTGGAGTACAAACCATTCCCGCAGATCAACTAGCTGCACAACAATCAACAGCGGCACAACAAGCAACATCAAATCTTGCTCCAACTCCGCCCGGAACTCCTCCGGCTGCACCAGAAGGCATGCGTATAAATCCTGAAACAGGGGATGCCTACAGACAACTTGCATCAAGTGCAGGTCCACAAAACGTAGTTAACCCAACTAGTTCCTATCAAACGGCTGGTTTAATGGGTAAAACAGCTATGCTTGCCGCACCCGGTATTGGCGGGGCTATGGGCGAAAAACCAGAAGAAATACCCGGTGCTGAGCCTTACAGACGCCAAGCTACTTTATCGCCTGATTTCCAAGGATATACCCCACCACAGCCAGACCCATATTACAGAGCCCAATATACACGCTATGCAGCGGGTGGCGGTTTAATGGATGCGTATCAAGCTGGTGGTCCTGTAGAGCGTATGTCTATGATGAATACGGCAATGAATCCTCAAGGCGGTTTATATCCACAGGGCATGATTGACAAGACTCAATACGCCACCCCAACTCAACGCCCAGTAAGTGCTGAAATGGTTTCTGAAGCCCCAGCGTATGAGCGTTCTAGCCCTATGTTGATGGCTGGTGGCGGAGATACACGTAAGAAAAAGCGTGCGTCTTTGACTGCTGAGCGCACAATTAACAGCCTTGATCCATATAATGCGGCTCTAGCGCAGCTTAACAATGCTCGTTACGGGGCAAATATGTCTGGTATTGGTGCGTTAAACCCAGCCATGACTTCGCTTGGAGATTTGCCAGCAGTAGCTGGTGCAAGTGGTGGTATTGCTAGTTTAGGTAGCTACTCAGATGGTGGGCGTATGTTAAAAGGTCCCGGTGATGGCATGAGCGACTCTATCCCTGCCACGATTGCTAACAAACGTCCTGCCCGCTTAGCTGATGGTGAGTTTGTTGTACCCGCTGATGTTGTATCTCACTTGGGTAACGGCTCTACTGACGCTGGTGCTAGGAAACTATACAGCATGATGGACAAAGTACGTAGAGCTCGTACAGGTAAAAAGAAGCAGGCTCCAGCAGTAAATACAGGTAGGTTTATGCCCGCATGAACATAAAAGTCGTGCCCATCCCTACGCAGTTTGTTAACCAGATGTGGGGGCAGGTAGAGGCGCATATTAAAAGCGCTGAAGAGAAGTTTGGTGGGGCAGAATACACAACAGATCAGATTAAGGTATACCTAGTAACAGGGCAGTGGATGTTGTTAGTGGCAGTAGATGAGAGTGATGTTGTACATGGTGCGGCAACTGTAAATTTTGTGAATTATCCGAATGACAGAGTTGCTTTTGTAACTGCAATAGGTGGAAAATTAGTAACAAATCCAGATACATTTAAACAAATGTCCGACATATTTAAAGCCAACGGTGCAACCAAGATACAAGGGGTTGCAAAAGAAGCCATAGCTAGGCTGTGGAAGCGTTTTGGTTTTGAAGAAAAGGCTATTTTGGTGGAAGTTAAATTATGAGCATCTTAAGATCAAAACACAGCGGTTGGACTCACGAAGGTCGACGCACACCACATTTTGGTGGCGGGGGTGGCGGTGGTCAGCCTCAAACTTCTACTACCCAGACAGCTAATATCCCTGAGTATGCTCGCCCGTATGTGGAGAACATGCTGGAGTCCACTCAGAAACAGATTTACACATATAACGACCAAGGACAACAGACTGGCTTTAGACCTTATCAGCCTTACAGCACGGACGTAGATGCGTACGTAGCACCGTTTAGCCCCATTCAACAGCAAGCCCAAGCGGGAGTTGCTGCCTTACAAGCACCTGAACAACTTCAGGCTGGATCACAATTAGCTGGTGCTTCTGGTTTAGGCTCTCTTGGTTTGGCAGGACAAGCCGCTGGTTATGGTCAGCAATATGCACAACAAGTTACAAACCCAGCTATGACCCAAGCATATATGTCGCCATATATGCAAAACGTGGTGGACTATCAGAAATCACAGGCGTTACGTGACTATCAGCTTGCTGCTCCGATGCGTGCTAGACAAGCTATTGGTGCTGGTGCATTTGGCGGTAGCCGTCAAGCAATTGCAGAAGCTGAAGCCGAGCGTTCGTTACAAAGTCAGCTACAAGGCATTGCAGCAACAGGTTCACAAAAAGCCTTTGAAGATGCACAACGCCAACAACAGTTTGGCGCTAACTTAGGTTTACAGGGTATCGGTGCTGGACTGCAAGGTATGGGTCAGGCTACACAGGCGGCTGGTGCTTTAGGACAGTTAGGTCAGCAACAGCTTGGCGCACAAACAGGCATATTGAATTTACAAAGCCAAGTTGGCGCTCAGCAACAAGCTCAAGAACAGCAGAAGATTAATCAAGCTATTCAAGATTACGCTACGGCACAACAATATCCGTACATGCAGCTCGGCATTATGAACGCAATGCTTAGGGGTTTACCCTTACAAAGTACTACGACACAGTCGTATCAAGCCCAGCCTAGTACTGGGCAACAGCTTTTGGGCTATGGTCTTGGCGCATTGGGCGCTTATAAAGCATTTAGTTAAGGACTTACTATGGCTATTCCTTCCGCACCCGCAACGTCGCCAGCCATGGCTGCTGGACGTGGCTCTCCTAATCCCATGCCAGCAGGGCTATCTGCGCTATTAAAGCCTGACTCTACGCCTCGTGGCATGCCATCGGGAAGCATTCAGCAGATTATGAACACCGCTCGCAAAATGAGCGACTCGCAGTTGGCTGATGTGTTGGCTGGCAAAAGCATAGATGTTCCACAGTATGTTGCGATGACCGAAGCTATGGGGCGTAAGAAGCTACGCACCGCCATGCAGGGCGCTCAAGCACAAGCCCAGATGCAACAGCCTAGCGTTAAAGATAAGTTATTAGCTGAAGAAGCCGTTAGTCCCATGATGGGACAACCCATGCCGGGACAGATGCCCATGATGGCTGCTGAGGGTGGTTTGGCTAGTTTGCCTGCCCCCAATATGGACACTGTTGATATGGCTGATGGCGGGATTATTGCGTTTAACGGCGAAGATAACGAGCAAATAGTTAAAGATAAAGAAGGGCGTAATTTCTTTGAGCGTCTACGAGATAGCCTATACACTCCTTCGGAAACGTATTTATCAGACATTATGCGGGGTAAAAAAGCTACACCACCTCCGGGCAATAAAGTCACAGAAAAAGACGTAGATTTAATGCGTCAAGGCAAAACACCGCCTGTAATACCTCAGACACCAGAGCAATTACGTGAGTTACAAAGAGAGTCTACCAGAGGTATTCGTGCTCCTTTGGCTAATTTGCCTGCCGCGGCTCCTGCTCCTGCTCCTGCCCCTGCTCCTAGTGCTGCTCCCAGTGCCGCTGCTTCTCAAACTGGTGGTATGAGTGGGCTTCAGTCTTATTTGGACGCAATAAAAGCTAACCAGCAAGACTACTACAGCAAGCTTGAAGGTTTGGGCGCTAAACAGCGTGAAGGTCTTGCGCAGTTAAAAAGACAAGGTGGTGGCGAAGCGTTGATGAACATAGCCCAAGGTTTATTAAGCAAACCCGGTTTAGCGCAAGGTGTATCTGCGGGATTACCAGGAGTAATTCAAACAGCCGCAGCATCTCGTAAAGAACAACGTGCGGTTGAAGGTTTGGCTAATGAATACGACATGAACTTGGCTAAAGCCCGTGCTGCTGACGCTAAAGGTAATACAGAAGCTGCGCTTAAATATATGCAGTTGGCTGACGAAGCTAAATACCGTGCAGGCGATCTTCAGTACAAAATGGGAATTCTTAATCAAGGTACAGACGCTATGCGTAATGCGCAGTTCTTGGCTAAAAATCCAGAAATGGCTAGGTTTTTCCCATCGATTGGTAAAACAGATATTGTTTCAAGAGAAAAAGCATTAGAACAATTTAATAAGTTAAGTAAATCAAAACAAAAAGAGTATGGCGATTTTGACAACTACTTTAGATTTATTAACAATCAAGGTTTATATGCTACACTTCCGGGACAAGGCGCTGATGTAATTGGTACATTGAAGTAGCACCGCCAGCTACTAAAAACTATAGTGAAAATCTATGCCATATTTGCGTCTACCTAGTGGGTCATTCGTAGAAGTTCCGGAAGGAATGTCTCAAAGCGAGGCACTAGCAAAGGCAAGACAACAGTTTCCAGACGCATTTGCTCCACCTATCAAACCAGATACGGGATTTACGGGCGCAGCTAAAGCTAGTTTTGAGCAACTTAAAGCAGACTTTGAGCGCCTTAAAGGCAGAACCGGCGTAAAAGATGTAGAAGAAGCCGAAAAAGAAGCGCAAAAATACGAAAAGAAAAGAGAAAAAGTATTTAAACCAACGGAAGAAGGTTGGTCTGAAGCGCCTTTTGAGAAGTTTAAAGAAACCCTAGGCGGTAGCGTGCCCTATGCGGCAGCCCCGCTTGTTCTTGGTGGTGCAGCAGCACTTGGTGGTGCTCCTATTGCGGTTGGTACTGGTCTAGCTGGTCTTGCATCGTTAGGTCAATTTACTGCCTCAAACATTAGCCGTCAGGTAGCTGAAGGCAAACAACTTAAAGATACCGATTTGATAGCGGCTGGTGCCGCTGCCGTTCCACAGGCTGCCTTGGATATTGTGTCGTTCCGCATGATCCCCGGTATTGGCAGAATCTTTGGTGCGGCTGGTAAAGAGATTACGCCAGAGATGGCTAAGAAGATTGCCGAACAAAACATACTAAAAACAACAGGCGCATACGCACTACAGAGCGGTAAAGTCGCAGGTATTGAAGGTACTACCGAAGCTGCACAACAACTTTTAGAGCGCTTACAAGCCGGACTAAGTATTACTGATAAAGAAGCAAGAGACGAGTATTTTGAAAGTTTTATTGGTGGTGTAGCGCTTGGTGGCACGTTGGCTGTACCCGGCACCGCCATTAGAAGAAGCCAGATTAAGTCTGAAGGGCGTCGCCTAGAAGCTGAAAAAGAAGCAAAAGCTAGCGAAGAACTTGCCGCTACCCGTGCCGCTGAACAGCAAATGGCGGATATTGCCGCTGAACAAAAGCCTCCTGTTATTAGCCCTGAGCAAAAGCAAGAAAATATTACGCAGATGCGCCGTGAGATTTTTGAGCAAGAGCGTGTCCTTAAACAACAGCTTGACGAACTACGCTCCACGGCAGCTAAAGAAACAGACGTTGATAAACTAGCCGCCCTTAGCGATCAAGCTAGAACAATACAAAACGCACTAAACGAATTAAAACCAGACAAACTTGGGCAACGCATTACCAAGATAACTGCTGAAACTAAAGCGCTTAATAAACAGCTTAAAGACGCTGAGAAAAAAGACGACGAAGAGGCAGCAGAACCTATTCGGCAACAGATTGCTACAAACAATCAGACCCTTGATACGTTAAAGACACGCTTAGAAGCTATTAAAGCTGTGCCTGCTCAAGCGCCTACTGCAAAAGACTTATCTACTGTTCTTGCTCAAATTAACAAAGCCAGAGAAACTGGCAACCTAGAGGCGCTGGGTAATTTAACTAAAAAGTACAAAGAAATGCAGTCGCAGTACACAGGTATGCAGATGCCCGGAGGTCCAGCAGAGCAAGCTAGTCTGTTTGAAGAAACCAAAGAAGGTGTGCGCTATCCTGAATATGAGAAACGTATGGCAGAAGAACGCCGTCAGCGTGAAGCCATATCTAAAGACATTGTTGAGCAAGAGCAGTTAGCAGGGCTAACCGAAGCTGAGATTGCCGCAGGGCAACGTGGTGCAGTAAAGCCTAAGTTTAAAGAGGACATGACGCCAGAAGAATACGAGACATACCTCGTAGATAAGTTGGTGTCTGCATACACTGAGCCTGAGAAAGTAGATCAAAGACTTACGCCAGAACAAAGAGCCACGGAGTACAAACGGATAAGAAAGCTAGATGAAGCCAAAAAAGGCTTAGATAATGCCGTTAAATACTACGAAGGTCTGCTTGCAGACGCAGAAGCTAAAGCCAAAGCTAAGGCAAAAGGTCGTGGGCAAATGCTTTATTCTGAAGAAAAAGAAGGGCGTTCGCTTGAAGTATTGGCTGCTGGTAAAAAACTACAAGCCGCATTAGACGAAGTATTTAAAGCGCGTCAAGCATTTGCTGAAGCTATTCCAAAAGGCAAACGTACTCCAACAGAAGCAGTTCGTTCGTCCGATATGATGCGTGATTACATCATGCTGGACCTTACTGATGTTATTGATAGCATGCGTAAGGGTGAACGGTTTGGCGGTACAAACCCAGCTATGGCAACAGGTTCCCAAGAAACTAAAGCGATTAAAGCTCGTAAGTTACTTGACCGCTATATTGAAGCAACCGTAAACAATATTAACTTTACCCGTTTAGCACAGGCACAAAAACCGTTAAGTGATAACGAACGTGCTGATATTGTTGATCAAATTGAGTCGTTGATGGGCGGCAAAATTCAGCGTGCTACAGGAAAACTTGCTGCCCAGATGAAAGCCGGTGAGCCCTCGCCTGAAACAGCAATGCGTACTGCACTAGAGGAAGCTGGGTTTAAGTTTGCCCCACTCCCATCAGGTGAAGGCGAAATTAAGACAGGTTTTAGTCGTGAAGAGTTTAAAGATGTTGGTGACTTTGTTAAAAACTTAAAAGCAGAGTACACCTCTAAAAAACGTAAATTTGGTGAATTAACTAGAGAAACAGCCCGTGATTTGTTTGAAGAAGGGCGTAAAAAAGACACAGGTAAAAAGCGTCCAACCGATGTTGAAGCCGATGACATTACTCGTCTTGCCCGTAAATTAGACCGTGTTTTACAAAGCGATCTAAGCAAAGAACAGCGTGCCGTATTTGAAAAGGCAGAGCGCATGCTTGCAGAAGGCAAGCGCACAATAGACAGAGAAGGTGTTACATCAACCGGTGTAACTAAAAATATACCCGGACTTGTTAACGCTACAGAAGCACAAGCAGACAGGGTGCTTGCTGGTCTTGAACCTGACTTGCGTGATATTAATGACGCCATAACTAATATTGAAGAGGCGCTGACTACTAGGGTTCCGTATACCAAAGAAGGTAAACAGATGCCCGGCGGGCAGATGGAGTTTTTCCCAGATCAAACTGCCACAATTCGTGCTACTGAGCAAAACTTTAAGCGCATTCAAAATATTAACAAGTTCCGTAGAGAAGGCAAAGATGTATACAGCCCTGTTCTAAGAGCTTTTGAGAAACAGAAAAACATTGTTACAAACCAGATTCGTGCTATAGAACGTATTGCTGAGGAGAAGCGTACCCAAAAGCAGATTAAAGCATTGCGTCTTGCTCAAGCCCAAGAAAGAAAACTGCTTGATAACATTGAGAAAACTAAAAAGTCAATTGCCGAGTCAGAAGCGCAAGCTAAACGTGTAACCGGTCTTGGTTTACCCGGCAAGAAACAAGAGTTTCAACCTCAAGCCAAAATGCAGGCTGCACTACCCCACAGATACGATGCTGTACAGGCGCCGTTTAATTTTGCTCGCCAGTTCTACAAAGAGATGGTTGAGCGTCGTAGCCTTACAATGAATAAGAAACAGCAAGAGGCATACAAAAAAGCGGTTGAAGACTACAAAAAATCTCGTGAAAAACTAAATAATGCGTTTAAGCAAAACAGAGTAGACGCACGCATTGCCAAAGTAATGAACTCCATGGTAGAAATGGAGGAAGGCACACCTCGCTACCGCAAAGCAGAAAACCTTATTCTTGGTATTGAAGAGAAACTTCAGGGCGTAATTTTAGGTATAAGACCACCTACCAAGGTAACAGAAATTAAGAAGGCTACAACGCCTGAAGAAGAGAAAAAAGAAGAAAAGCTTAAGAAAGACCTTGGGCAAGTTGAGCCCAAAGCAACGCCCGATGAAAGGGCGGTTGGTCGTATATCGGAAATTGAACTTGCTAAAGTCCGTAAAGAAAAGAACGACCGGTTTAACTATGTTAAAGAGCGCTTGGATTCAAAGAGAGCCCCACAAGCAGAGCGTCCAAAACTTGCTAAAGAATTAGCAGCACTAGAAAAAGAAATTAAAGCGTTTGACGAGATTCTTAATGCTCGTCGTATTGGTATGGTTGTTGGCAAAGCGCAAGAAGAGCAAGGCGCAAAACGCTATAAGCCAACCAAAACTGAAAAGAAAATGGAGAAAGCTGGTAAGTTTGCTAAAGCCGGTGTGGCTCCTGAATCGTATAGTTTGGTTCGTAGATCGTTAAAAGAACGTGAAGAAATAGCAGAACGTAGACTATATAAAAATACTCCCGTGTTTGTTCGTAGCGCTATATCCAAAATTGCGGAATTGCAGGACCGCATGGAAAACGAAAAGCTTTCCGAAGAGCAAAAAACAAATATGGAGCGCACTATTGCGCGGCTAAAGACTGAGATTAGAGAAGCTACGTTTGGGGAAGTTGAACGGCAGGAAGCTGAAGCATTTGGCATTGACGTAGATAAGTACCGTCGCTTTATGAACATGCTTGGCGGCGCGTTTAAGCCACGTATTGAAGCAGTTGCCGGAGAGAAGCGCCTTGATAAAGCCGAAGCTAAGAAAGCCTTGGCAGGCGTGAAGATACCTAAAGGTTTAGATATTCTGTTGTTTGATACCGTGCCTGAAAAAGTTAAAGAACAGGCAAGAGCCCAAGGCTATACAGAAGCCCAGATTGATGGCATCCGTGGTGGTGTAATGCCAGACGGTAGTGTGTTTGTTGTTTCCGGCACCCACGCAGATGTTAAAGACTTCCAACGCACACTAGCCCACGAGATTACTGGACACTTGGGCGTTGAGACTTTGCTTGGCGAAGCTGGGATGACTGCCTTAGCAAAACGTGTTGCTAAACAAGATGGTGGGGTATTTGCGCTTGCGGATAAATTAGGTGTTAGCGAAGAAGCTACTGCTACCTACGCTGCCGCTAAGCGTGCAGGGGACACGGACGAGCAAGCCGCTAATAAAGCATTGCGTGAAGTTATTGCCCACGTTGAAGAGGCACGACCAGACAAGAACTTCTTGGCAAAAGCGAATGAGTTTATTAAGGCTTTAGTTGGCGCAGTTCGTGCTGCACTGCGGAAGATGGGTGTTGATCTTGATGTATCTACAAGTGATGTATACAAGATTTTACGAGATGCACGAAACAACTTTAATGAGTTTGCTCCCGGTGTTTATACAAAGAGCAACGGAGAAATCCAGTTTAGTGTTGGTGTTGCCGAGTATGGTGCGGCAGGAGAAGGCTTTAAGCAAGCCGCTGAAAAGATACTTGTACAAAACAAGTCGTTAAGAGATAGAACCCTAGGCAATAATTTAGGTTTGCGCATTAAGCAATTGTTTGTTAGCCGTAGTGCCGGACTAGAACAGGTATACGCTAATAAAGCCGCCGAAAAGTCTTCTAGCGCCCTACAGACTAAGTACTACATTAATATGCACGACCAGCGTTATGCTTGGACTAATGCTGCTATGTCAAACGGCGTGCCTAAACTACGTCAGGAAAAAGGCGGTACCAAGTATGTTATTGAGTCCGTTAAAGGGGCTAACCTAAAACAGCTTGCTGAGATATTAAGTAGTGCTAAGTGGGGTAATGCTGAGGGCGTGCGTAACTCATACAGCGTTTATCGTATTGCTAAGCGTGCTAAACGTGTTGGCTTAGACAAGTTGAACTTCAAAGATACCAAGGATGTTGAAAAGGCTATTAAAGCGCTTGAAGTTTCTATGAAAGCCAACCCAACGTTAATGGACACCTTTAAGAAGGCAGACGAGGTATACGACCAGTACAACAAAGACTTAATGGATTTCTTGGTACAGACAGGGCGCATATCTGAATCGCTTGCCAAAGAACTTACCAAGTACAACGATTACATTCCGTTCTATCGTAAAGATGCAAATGGCGACGTAGTGCTTGATGTTGGTGGTGCTCCACGTGTACGGGTTGGTAACTTAAAAGACCAGCCATATCTGCACGAGTTGGCAGGAGACGATGAGCGTATTGTTGATATTTATACCGGTGCTTTGCAAAACACCAGCCTGTTGATTGATATGGCGTTGGGCAACTTAGCCACACGTAATACAGCGTTTAGCTTAAATGAACTTGGCTTAGTTAAGCCACGGATGAAAAACGACAAGCCTGTACCGGGCAGCTATATTCGTAAAGGCACAGGCCCAGCTAGTGATAAAGTTATTCGTTTCTACGTTAAGCCGGTTGATGAGAACGACGATGGTAGACGCTATGTTGAGATTGACACCGATACTGTAGGCGTACCGGCTGAATTTGTAGTCCAAGGATTAGCGGGAGTAAACACGAGCGTGCCGGGGGCAGTCAATATTATGGGTATACCAGCCAGACTCTTGCGCACTTGGGTAACTAGAAGCCCTGTGTATGCTGCTCGTCAGGTTATTCGTGATCCGTTTATTGCTGTTATGGCAAGCGGTGTTGATACTGCGCCTGTGCTTTCTTCCTTAAGAGAGATTGCCAAGACACTACCAAAAGCAATACGTGGTGAGACCATAGATAGCGAGATAACACGCTTTGGTCTAATAAGCAGCAACGTATTTACCGGAACTGTTGAAGACCAACAGAAGATGATGCTACAGCTAGCAGGTAAGTCAGGGCTAAAAGGGCAGATTAATAATTGGTTTGCTAAGGCAGACATCATGGCAATGCAGGGTGATGCTGCAACGCGTCAAGTATCGTTTAATAACTACCGCAGACAGGGCTTGTCTGAGATGGAAGCAATCTTGGCTACGCATGAGTTAATGCCATTTAGCCAACGTGGTACATCCGCCAGCTTGTTCTTGCTGTCTACGATGGTGCCGTTCCTTAATGCGCAGATCCAAGGCTTTAATGTTCTATACAAAGCATTTAGAGGCACAGGCACTTTCCAAGACAAACTACGTATTAAACAAAAACTGTGGCAGCGTGGGGCTATGATGTTTGGCGCCACAATGCTGTATGCCCTAATAATGAGTGAAGACGAGGCGTACCTAAATGCTAACGATGACGAAAGATACAATAACTGGTTTGTATATGTACCGGGAGTTGATGAACCAGTACGCATTCCTATTCCATTTGAGTTGGGTATCATATTTAAGGCTTTACCAGAGGCTATTGTCAATGTAATGATGGGCGATAGAACAGCAAGCGAAGCGGCTAATGCCTTACGTAAGATGGTTGTTAATGCCGTTCCATTAGGACCAAGTGCGTTGCCACAGGCAGTTAAAGCCCCAATTGAAGTTCTCATGGATAAATCGTTTTATACAGGACGTAGCATTATCGGAGAACGTTTAAAAGATGTGGATCCGTCTGAGCGCTTTAACCAAAACACAACAGAAATTGCTAAGCTAATCGGCAAAGGCACGGGCAAAATACCTGTCCTTGGTGAATACTTATCGCCTGTGCAGATTGAATACTTGGTTCGTGGATATACCGGCGGCTTGCCATTAGCGCTTGCTTCGTTGACCAACCCTGTGTTTGGTGGTGGCGGTACCGGTGGAGAAAAACCCGAAATGCGGGCTAGTGATTTGCCTGTGTTTGGTGCTGTGTTCCAACCTAAAGATGCGGGTGGTTTGATTAACAGGGCTTATAAAGATGTAGAAAGCGTTGAGCGGGCTAAGAAGACCTACAACAAGCTTGAGGAAGAAGGGCGTGAAAAAGATGCAGAAGCCTACTCTGACCAGTTTGCAGACTTGTTAAGCCTTGCACCTCTAGCCGGTCAGTTCCGTCAACGTATGGGCGAGTTGGCTAAGGAAGAGCGTGAAGTTAAGGCAGATCCAAATATGGCAGGCGCAGAGAAACGCAGGCTATTAGATGAAATACGCCAAGAAAGAATTGAGTTGGCTAAAGATTTAATTAGCGAACGCGAGTAAACAGTACGCCAATCTTACCCCCAAACGTACCAAACTCTGCCTTACCAAGAACGCCGTGATGTATAGCGGCGCTGATGCCTATCTCTTTAACTTCTTGTAGCTTTAGAGTAGGCACAAAAAAAGCCCCCTTGACGGGGGTGTTAACCCAAGGATAGTGCACTTTAATTTTCCGCAATGTCTTCTTCAGATACAGGACGAGTGATCTGCATAACGTTAACCCGCATGGTAGGACCACGAGTTTTGGAAAGCATGTCCTTACGAAGGTAGTTTATTTTGTAGTTTGGCAGTAACTCAAGCCCTTCCTTAAAGTCTTTGTAACCATAACTCATGGTTACGCAATGCGCTTTAAGCAGTTGCTCTTCAATGTAATACTCCACATGTCCGGGCGTAAACCCATGCTCAACACGCCCTGCTACGTCAGATCGGGTAAGCGACTGATCAATCATGCCACTACCGCCTAGCGTTGCGTCGATGGTGCCGTTAACTGCCTTGACTACCACAAACTTACCAAAATACTCACGGGTATATGCGTTCAATACGTCTTCAGGGGTACGCTTACTGCCATGAATAATGCCACGAGCGCTGTATACCATGAGGCGCAGAACATCAATAATTGGACCCTTGGGGATGTCGATTAGGTTAGCGTGGTCTTTGCCAAGCAGTTGTAGTATGGTCACGATGCACGCATTACCGGCAGTCCAGTAGCGCTCGTCAGCATTGGCTTCAAATTCAACCTTCAAGCGTTCTTGATTTTCTTTGACAAGTTTCTTGGCTACGTCATGGTTCTTTACCAACCAACGAATTAATTCCTGACCAACAACACCGAAGTTTTCTTTCAGTAAGCCAAGGGTAGATTCTTCTTCGGGAGACCATTTCAGCTTTTTGCTCAGTTGCAACTCAAGCAGACGGAACATTTCACCCTGAGACGCATGCTTACGAGCGCCTGACAGGAAGTCCATGACGTGCGTATTGGATGAGAGCAGAACCAGTAGCTTCCATGTAGAGGTGTTAATGCGCTCCTCGTTGGTGCCCTGCTTCATGCGGTCTTTGCCCTTACCCTGCGTTAAATCAAGCAGGAACTCAGGCAACCACTCAAAGTCCTCACGGCTCTTACTGGTGGTCTCGTCAATAATAAACGGCAGACTGTTAAGTAAACCCTGTCTCTGTTGCGATGCAACGATAGACGTACTCTGTGTTACACGATAGCCTTCGGGGTGTCCAAAGAAACTAGCCGCTAACTCAAGCGACAACGACTTACCTGTGCCTGACTCAGACGAACCTAGGTGGTATACACAGCCGTTGAACTTGGTAAAGTTCATGAGCAACGATGCCGGTCCAACCAAAGCCATTGCCAACACCTGCCACTCTTGGCGAGCAATCAGCATATTGAAGACTTTGCGCCAGTTATCTAGCGTGCCGGTAGGTTTGGTCGAGTAGTTGATGTTATCAAGCGCAGGGGTTGGTACATACACTTCCCTGCTATCAGGGTAAAACACATGGCTGTTGTATACAAACGACTTGTCTTCCTGCCAACCGCAGTTGTTCGGTACTTTAATAGCACGCTTATTAGCACTAACAAACTCTACGCAACCACGCACGTACTCAAACAAGTTCTTGTCGTTACCTGAACCGTATGCTGCAATGATGTTTTGATTGGCTAGCGCTTTTACTGTCTCGTCTTTACTGACAATGGATTTTTGTGGAATCAGTACGTCAACCGCACCTTCAGGTCTAAACGCCATGAGGTGAACTAAGTGGTCGCCGTTGCTATTAAGGATGTCAACCGCAAACAAGTCGTAAGACAACAACATAACTTGCTTACGGGTTTTCTTGCCGTCCTCGTCATCCATCAGCCTATCCATAAAGATACCGCCGTTAGAGCCGTAGCTATATCCTTTGGGTGGGGTTGGGCGGGTAACGGTTTTTTGTGGTGCTTCTGGCGTGGAGTTTTCTGTCTCTATTACAACTTCTTTTGGAGCGTTGTCGACCTTGATCTCCCGACCCAAGGCTAGTGGGTTGGTAATCTTGCCTTTGTGTGGGCATTTATCGCACACTCCTGGATTGGTCTCATCTAACTTTAGGCAGGCATAAGGACCTTTAATCGCTCGCCATTTGCTGTTGTGGCGGTCTGTATCGTAGGGATGTAGCGCAGATAACGCCAAGCCCTCTTCAATGCCGTCATCACAGAATTTAGCTATGCTGAGGATGCCCCGCCACAAGGGCTCCATGCCGTCTTTACTAGCGTTCTCACGATAGTAGTTTATCTGCCCACACTTATCGCCGATAGTTTTAAAGTATGTAACGCTGTTTTCTATTAGCTTGACGCTATTGGCTGTTGGAGCGGCTTTGGGGCGTTTTCCGGGGATTTGCAATGGCGGTACTGCTTCGTATGCCTCTTCGCCAATCGCTTCTTTAAGGTGGTTTGCTAGGGCTTCAAAGTCAAAAATATCGCCCTCTGCCTTGAGGATTACCTTGCGTGGTTTCTCTTGCTTGTAGTTGTGCGTGTCGGGCACTCGTAGCACCCTAGCCGCATCCCCTGTAACCGCATAGTCGATGTTGAACTTTAGCTTCTTGCACAACCGCTTTAAGTTCTCAGCAACAGGTTTCCAAGTGGCAATATCTACTTCTTCAGCAAATGGGAAATACACATGCAACCCACCACCGCTCGTTACCACCCAAGGCGAGCCTAGGTCAGTCAAGTTAGTGTCGGTTAAGAACTTAGCTAGTGCATTAACAGCGTCTACTTTTTTCTCGTAGTCCTTGCCTGCTCCACAATCAATATCCAAGAACAAAGACTTCATCTTTACTGCGTGTTCAGCCTTGCGCTCGCTAGCCCCAAACGTAGCCAATGCAAAGAAAGCGTTGTAGCCCTTTGCATCAAACGCCATAGCGGCGTCGTACAACTCGTTTATGGAGTCAACGAATACATGCTCTCTTTTTGCTGTGCTTATTTCAACGGTGCAGTATTTACCCGAAGACGGTAGCACAGTCGCTAGGAATTCCTGCGACGTCATGTGAAACCTTTCGAGTTAATAAATGCCGTTGTTTATCTTGTTTTGTAGACGCTTAATTAGTTCAAGTTGCCACGTTTTAGGTAGTTCTTGTTTATGCGCAAGGCGACTAGCGTACTCAACTAATTCACGGTCTGTATAAGCTGTTGGTGTTACTGGGTGTTCGTTTAAGCTTTGTTGCATTTTCTCATCGCCTCTTCTGCTGTGTTGCTAGATTGTAGAATGTTCAACAAGGACTGAACCCGCATGCGGTAAGCAGGCGTTACATCCGTCCCGCTAAACCAGTTGTATACAGTCTGTCTTGTTGCGCCTGTAAATTTTGCTATTTCTATTACTGGGAAATCTAAGCTGATTGCCCAACGCCCTAGCTGATTGCCGAGCGTTTTCGGTGCCACTTTTGTAGTTTGTTTTATTGTGTCTGAATAAGCCATGATTGTTTGGGGGCTTTCGCCCCCGTCCTTAAAAGCAGGTTGTATTGCAGTTGCCGTTATAACAACAAGTGGTGCAGAACATCATCTTGCCATTAGGTAATGTAATTGTGCTTGATGTGCAATTAGCATAAACGGACAAAGCGGTTAGGGATAAAACAACTCCAAGAATTAGCTTATTCATCATCCCACTCCTCAACAGTTGCGGCTAAGTTACTAGCTTTCTTCTGTGGGACTGCGCTTGCTTTTACCGCAGGCTTGCGCTTCTCAGGCTCATCTACACCATCATCGGTATCGGCTTCAACCACAGGTGCTTTAGCCTTTGGCTTTGACCCTTCAAGTTGCAACGGCTTGTCGGTTGTTGCTTTAGCCACCGTCATGGTGATAGCTTGCTTGGCGCTTGCAGACTGACCCTTCTCGGCAACAATCTCAAACTCGTCGTCCTCTAACCAACGAACAGGTTGGAAGAACAACTTGGGCACTGCGGCTTTGGTATCAAAACGCAGGCGGGTTACAAGAGTCTCAGGGCTAATATTCTGAGCCGCAAGGTATCTTGCGTAGGCTTGCAACGGACGCTTATCGCCTTCTTCTTTACCAAAGATTGAGGTAGCGGCTAGGGTTAACTGCATTACATCACCGCCAATGTCATTAGCAAGAACTACTGCAAGGCGTTGTGAGAAACGACAAGCCTTGGACTCGCCCTGACCTGAGCCCTTAACATTCATTGGGCATGATGCGCAGTCGCTAGACTGTGGGTTCTCAGCCGTTGGATCAGGCTTATCACCATCAGCAGACCAACAATCAGGTGCCTTGGATACACCCTCTTCATACGTACCCTCATAATAGGTACGGCTGATCTTTGGTGCCGCATTAACAATAACTACATCGAGGTGACGATCGTCAATCGAGGTAATCTCTTTACCATCTGCCATCAAACGGAATACACCGCCCTTGATAGAGATACGTTTTCCACCGCCACCTACTCCGCCACCTGCAAGGCTTTTGGCTAGTGTTGATAATTCGCCTTTGCGAGCAAAAGCGGGGGTTTGTGCAGGATTAAATTTGGCAATTTCGCCCATGGTACTTTCCTTCATTTAGTTGGTTTACGAACTGTTACTGCATACTCAGACATCGAGTTAAGCCCAGCGGGTACTACACCGGGGTTTTCTTCTAAAAACATAGACATGTTCTTCTGCGCAATGCGCTTCTCAAACAAATCTAATGCGTCGTGCTGTACAACAAACTGCTTGAATGAATCCCAGTCGTCTGTGTAGTAGCGCGTCTTCTGTGACAAGATGATGGTGCCTTCCGCAGTCCTTACTGAGTTGGTGCCAAGCGCCATCATCTGATCCTTCATGGCATTCTTGATCTCATCTTGTTTTGCTTTGAGTTCTTCGATCTGACTTTCATATTCTTTTGTCAGTTCTTGAACCTTTGCGTACATCTTACGATATACACGTGCTAGTTTATCTAGCGGTACAACTTCTTCGTTTGGCATTTATATGCTCCTTTGTAAAATATTTTACAACTAAAAAGACAGGTGTTCAACCTGATATAGGGTTTTTCCTAGGAACTTAATTCCTCCCTATACAGGCTTAGCAAGAGATCGTGTCCTTCTACACGTTTCTCAAGACGATCAAACATCCGCTTTTCTATTTCACTACCTTGTAAGTGTATCACCGTTACATTCGTAGAAGTTTGCCCAATACGATCTGCACGAGCAATACATTGCAAGTACGTCTCCACAGACATAACAGGTCCGTAGAATACTACTGTATCAGCCGCAGTTAATGTTACACCATGTGATGCAGCTTGCGGTTGAATTACTAAAACTCTTGGCGAATCAGTTGTTTGAAAGCGCTTGAATATGTCAGTACGTTTATTAACACTTATATCACCATGTATAACTTCTGATGCAATGTTGTGCTTTTGTAGGTGTAAGTGTATGGTCTCGATGCTATGCCTAAATGGTGCAAAGATAATAACCTTACGGCTCGTCTCTTCTAGCACCTCAAGTAGTACGTTCAAGCGAGGCGCACAATCAAACTCCACAACTTCTTTCTCGTCTGTATAAGCGGCTCCTGCACTTATCTGCAACAGCTTGCTAACACCTGCGGCGGCATTTACTGCGGTGATTGTCTCTCCTGCCGTTTGTACTAGCATGCGGTCTTTTAACATGCGGTAGTACTTAACTTGCTGTGCAGTAAGGGGGATGTCACGTGTCTCGGTAAGCACAGGCGGTAGGTCGGTACACTCTTCTTTTGTGAAACGTATTGCAGGCTGTAGAGCGTCATACACGTCCTGCTGAGCATTGGACTTTGGCACCCACTTAAACTTGCTGACTTTGTTCATGACTTTATCTTGCCATGCTGTAAGAAACTTAGGTACGCCGTTAGGGTTTACTAACTTAGCCAAGCCGTAGGCATCGACAGGCGACTGTGATGCCGGTGTACCCGTCATCATCCAAAGCATCGTGTCAGGTTTAAGTATTCTGTTGAGCGACTTCCATCGTTTGGTTGTCGGGTTCTTGTATGCGTTTGCTTCATCGACAATCACAAGATCAAAGCGCCCATCATTAATAATCTCATCGACAATTAAATTTAAGCCATCGTAGTTCACCACAACAAATTCGTAGTCGCCTTGAACCATCTCGATACGTCGTGATGCCTGTGTGTGATGTGCCGCTACTACCGAACGATGAATAATACTTTTACCAATACTACTTATCCATGCGTCGTGCATGATGGACAGCGGACATAGAACTAAGCATCTGCGTACTTGCTTTAGCTTCATTAAATAATCAGCCGCCCATAATGCCGAGAACGTTTTGCCGGTGCCGGGGTCATTAAATACGAACGCTCTGCGATTCATTGTGAGGAACGATGACGTCTCGATCTGATGCGCAAATGGTTTGTGCCGACCGGGCCAATTGTACTTAGCGGTAATGGGCGATGGTGGGTTCTTAACACCTAGGTTGCGAAGCACCCGCACTTCATCTAGCCCCCAGTACACAGCCACTTCAAACACGCCGTTGCTCTCGCTTACAACTTTGCTTCTTGGTATTACGCTGTATTTATCGGGACTACGTGTCTTAAATAACAGCGCCTTGTTTTCGATTATCTGCATTATTCTATGATCCTGTACACCTTGTCGTATGAATCGCCAAGTGTGTGTTTCTCTATCTTGTTAACGTTCTCTAAGCGCACAAACGCAATACGCCAAAAGTCATCGGCATCACGTATCTCATCTTCAGTTACCCACTTGTCTTGCCAACGTAGTACCCACATATCAACAAGCGTCGATATAGAAACCTTGCATGCTTCACGATCTAAATCATCGTTTTTCATCTTCAAGGGCGGGGATGCTTTAGCTGAAGAACCACTACTTACGTTTGTTGCGTGTATTTGTCTTACTTCTGCTCTTAGTTTATCAAGCTGTTCTGCATACGCATCGTCTGAGATTCCCATCGTTTACTCGCTTTCTGCAAACTGTTCGCTCTTAACACTCATGAGGCGATCTTTTAATCCTTCTACTTTTGTAAACTTATTCATGTGTAGCTGATCTGATGAATAGCACCTGCCGTCTTGTGGTTTGTACAACGAGCCAGTAACAGCATCCATCAACAATGGTTTCTTATGCTCGTCTGTAAGAATATGCACCGCTACGAGAACTCGTTCCATACCGCTAATGTCACCAAGGTATAGGTCTTTATCTTCTAACCATTTTTTCTTGGTTGCTGATTTGTTGCCACTTGTTGGGAAACAACTGTTTGCTTGTGCGCAATAGTAGTTTAGTGATTTGCGTACACCATATGTGTTTTGAAATTTCATTTTATTGACCCATCTGCCTTTCGTTTATATGATCTATTTTTACTTGCTGGTACTGCTTTTAAGTTACTACGTACTGTTGTGCCACCTTTGCTCAAGGGTACTTTGTGATCCACGTCCATACCATCACCCTTGTGTACTACACCTTCACGCATCAACATACGGCGTGCTTTGTTACGTTGCGCACGTTTCTTCTTAACCATCTCTGTGCCATCGTATGTTGCGTATTCTTTTGCGTAATTGCGCTTTGTTGCCATGATCATCTCCTAATGTTTGGGGTTAAACTCACAACTCTTAACTGGGCACCAACCGCATAGCGGTGTGCTTGTGGGATTCCACACGTCATTGTCGTATGAAGCGGCTAACTTGGCTACCCTCTCCCGATACCTCCACCAGTTGAAGTCCTTCTCCTCTACGGTCATCGTTTGTGTAACCATCGAATTCTTCACAACAAAGAGCAGGGCAGAATTAACTTGGCGTATGTGGGGGAAGTGGGCAAACACCATCAAAGACATGAGCGTGAGTTGGTCTCGGTCAGGATACTTGTCGTTGCCTGTCTTGTAGTCCACAACCCTAGCCTTGAGCCCATCGTCATCAATGATTAAAAGATCAGCTATGCCACGCACCCACACATCTGCATCACCAAAAGCACAGGGGGTCAGGTCTTCTTTCAAGCCCATCTCGTACTCAGTCAGCTTGCGCCCTGTCTTCTTGTTAAGTGCGTCAAGAGTAGGTTGAATGAAGTCAAACTCAGGAGGTAGGGGTGTGCCATCTTTAATGTAAAGTTCGGCGGCTTCGTGTACTTGCTTGCCATAGATGGTATGTACTGTGTCTGTGAATGGGTAGTTCTTGAGTACCTTAACTTCATGGTAACGTCTTGCACAGCCTTCAAAGTCTTTGAGCCCTGAGTGACTCCATTTAATTTTCACCACGACTCCTCTCTTCTATGGCTTTGGCAAACGCTATTGCTGAAGAAAGAGCGTCAAGCGTATCGTCAAGCGCTTTTCTAAGAAACACAACTGCTGTTTCTAAATCGGCTATGCGGTCTTTTAGTTGTTCGTTTTCGTTCATTAGAATCTCGCAGTCTTGATG